TACAGTAAGAAGATAGATGATACATTTAACATTGACTTCAAAGAACCATTTTATCCAACAGACAAAACAACATCAACTCAAAACAACAAAGAGCTTATAGACTTAGGATTAATATCTTCAGCTGAAATTCTAATGAATGAAAATCCTGACCTAACAGAAGCAGAAGCTATAATCAAAGTTAAAAACAATCTAAGTGCAAGAAATGAGATGCTTCAAAGAATAAACTCTTTTGGAATGATTAACCAAAACGAAACAAGAGCGAAGTTAGGCTTATAATATGAGCTTAGACAGTATCTATCAAAGACAAAATGAAACTGTTACAGATTTATCAAGAAACTTTGATTATGAGTTCGCTGATGTATTTGAGAAGATAAACTCTTTAGCTTCATATTATCTCAAAGGACTAAGTGAGAGCGATATCCTTAGATATGATTTGATTTGGAGTCAAATACTTGAACAGGCGGGATATTATAAGTTAGTGGCTGAATATGTTGATATCTCTTTTGATGATGTGTATGATGATGTTTTGGTAGCTTTTGACTCGGTAGGATTAACAACAGCATTTACTGAAGCAGACTTGATAAAGATAAACACCTTAAAAAGTATGCACAAAGATTTCTTTGTAAAGCTTGGAAATGATGTTGGATTAACTGTTAAGAAACAACTATACAACTACACATTAGCAAATGCAAGTTTAGAGCAAATAGCTTCAAATATAAGAGCTGATATTGAGAATACAGGGTTAGCTAAATACAGCACAACATATGCAAGAACAGCGATAACTAATTACCAACAAGAAGTGATAAATATTAGAAGTGCTGATGAAGATGGAGTTTGGGTTTATGTTGGAGTTGATGATGGGAAGACAAGGCCATTTTGCCACAACCTACTAAAACAAAGAAAATACTACACAACACAACAAAAGAATAGATTAGAAAGAGATGAGGACAGAGAGTTTAATTGCAGACATAGATTTTACTTAGTATCTAAAGAGTGGGCGGAAGATGAAAATTACGAAAAATATTAATCTTGATAAATACAAGAAAGCTATTGATAATCTTAGTAGTGCTACAAATATGGCAAACATAGCAAATGAAACAATCATAGAGATACAGCACAGAACTCAAAGCGGGAATAATATCAAAGGAAACAAATTCAAGAAGTACAGTAAAGAGTATGCAGAATATAAAGCTGAACACTTTGGATCAAGTGATGTTAACTTAACAGTAACGAATAATATGCTCCACGATATAACTTATAAGAAAATAGAGAATGGAGTTAGAATGTACTTTGGAACATCAACTGAGAATGAAAAAGCATATAAGAACCAAGTACAAATGAAACGACCTTTCTTTGGATTATCAGACTATCAGAGAACCAAGATAACTAAGTATATTTGGAGAACTTATCAGAAGGCACTGTAGCAAATTAGATGTGCTATAATTAAGTACTTTTAAAAAAAGGAGTACTCACTATGGCTGAAGAGCTAAAAACTGAAACGGTAGGACTTGACCAAAACAAGTTAGATAATCTTATTAATGATGCCTTTAGAAGAGGTGCAATTAATGGGAATAAAGAGTTATCTGAGAAATTAGAACAATCTAATAAAACAATCGAAGAGTTAAATAATAAGATGTTGCAACAAGCTGAAGATTTAGCATTTGAAAAGATATCAAGTCAATATGATGTGGCAAAATCACAATATGTTAGACCTGAACTACAAGAGGCAATGAAAAGTGAAAACTTTAATCTTGAAACATTTATGAATGAATTTAAAGAGAGAGAGCCTTCATTTTTTAGAGGTGGCATAAAACAAACAGCAAGGGTTGATAGTTCAAGTAACAATCAACAAGCACCAGACTTTACATCAAAAGTAAAAGGGGCAAGAACTATGGCTGAGATTTATGCTTTACAACGAGAACTAAAATAAAATAAGGAGTTCAAAATGGCAGTTAATACAAAAGCACTTTTAAGTGATAGTGTAGTTGATTTAATGAATCAAGCGGTTATCATTTCAGGTAACACATACAATAAGATTGATGCTTATGCAACAATTAGACAAGATGATATGGCTAACTCAATAGCATTTACTGTATTCTCAAGACTTTCTCCAGCTACAACTGAGCTAACAGATGGAAGTGAAGCATCTTCATCTTCAATGACTGATACTAAGAAAACTTTGACATTAAGTGAATATGGAGCTGTTATCACTTCAACAAGTTTAGCAAACATAGCTACAGCTGGAAAAGCAGACCTTGCAAGTGCTGAATTAGTTGGTATCAACTTAGGAGAAACAACAGATAAACTTGGTTTAAATGCTGTTGAAGCTGGAACTAATACAATCACAGCTACAACATCTGGAACACTTGCTAAAGGCGATTTAAGAAGTGCTTATCAAGCATTGGCACAAGCTGGAATTGCTAAATTCGCTGATGGTAGATATGTAGCTTTTGTTAATCCTGCACAAGTTTCAGATATCAAAGATGCTTACCAAGCTATCGTACAAAATACATCAGCTGGAGATGCTCTTAATGGTGTTGTTGGTGCTTTAGAAGGATTTACAATAGTAGAAGATGCAAATGTAACATCTGGAACTATTGCTTGCTTTGGTAAAAATGCACTTGGTAAAGCAGTTGCACTTAATCCTGAATTGAGAATTACAGATGGTACTGATAATCTTGGTAGAACTGTTAACATCGGTTGGTATGGTGTTATTAAATACGGTATTATCGATGAGAATGCTGTAAGAGTTATCACAGGTGCTTAATAGCAAAACTGGAGCTAAAGCGAAAGCTAAAGCTCCACTAACTTTGGTTGCAGTACTTAAGGGTAGTCATATCGTTGATGGTGTTAAATATGAGTTTAATGCTGGAGATAAGATTGAATGCAATCCAAGAATGTTTGAAGCAATGAAAGACTTAAGAGCATTTAAGGAGCTTTAGATGTTAGTTTTAAAAAATAGTGATATTGTTTCAGCTTTACCTATACTTGCAGATATACACGAGAAAGCAGACTCAGGAAGTACAACTACTTTAGTAGCAAATACTTTGGTATCTTTAACAGAAGAGGAAGTTGTTGGAGCTACTCTATGTATTTTAAATGGATCATTAAAAAATACAGACATAGTAATAACTGCTTTTAATGATGCAACAGGAACTATTACTTTTGCTACTCAATCAAGTGCTATTGATAGTTCTACAGTGTTTGCTTTAGTTTATAAGCCTTATGATAGTTTTATAACACGAGCTGAAGAGATAATCTCAAATCAATTCAGAAATACAAACAAAGACTTAGCATTGTTTCTCACGACTTCACAGATTAAAGAGCTTCATTTGTTAAAGACTTTAGAGATTATTTGTTTATCTAAAAGACAAAATGCAAATAGTGATGATATGTTTCATATTAACTATGAAGATTTCAAATCAAGTTATAGCAACGAAGTATTAACTCTTAAAGCTGATTATGATGTTGATGAAGATGGTACTATCGAAGAAGACGAGGAAGAGAAAATTACACATCAAGTAAGGCTTAAAAAATGATACTTTACTTGAAGGGCTATGGATTTAAGCATACTAACAATGATGTGCTAAGCAATAGAGAGTTTAGAGAAGTATCTACGGAATATGTAGTTGACGAAGTATTATCTACATTTAGTGAAACTAAGTTCAAAGAGATTAAAACTTATGAATTATTCTTGGATGATAAATCGCTAAACATAGATAAGTTGAAAACTATTATCTCAGACTTAAGATTTGATGTTCGTGTTATTACGGGTAGTTTCTCAATTGAAAAGCAAGAGCGAGGACATTTAGTTAAACTGGTGTTTGATGTTGTACCTGAATAGATACACATCAGAGAATAATGAATTAATTTAAAAAGGATTTGAAATGGCAATTAAAGGTTATGCAGGTTCAGTTTTAGTTGGATCTACAACTGTTGGAAATGCTAAAAGCTGGTCATTAGATATCAGCCAAGAAACAATTGATGTTACAGATTTTGGTTCAAGCGGTTGGAAAGAAAGCGAAGCAGGACTTAAATCTTGGAGTGGTTCAGTTGTAGTTATATTTGATGCTTCAGGTGTTGCAGAAGGTAGCTTACAAACAAGCTTAACTTCAGGAAGTACTGTAAGCTTATCTTTACAAATGGGTGGCGGAACAGGAAGCTATGATAAATACACTGGGACTGCTACTATTACAGGACAAGCTGTTAGTAATGATGTTAACGGTATCGTTGAAGTTACTTTCAACTTTGAAGGAACAGGTGCTATTACAATAGCTTAGTTTATAGAGCTCACTAAGGTGGGCTTTAGTAAATTAATCTAAAAGAGGCTAAATGACACACCTATTACTACAAGAAATACTCAAAGCAAACGACAGCCTACAACTTATAGAATTCAACCTAAATAACAAAGATTTCAAATTCTATTATAGATACTTAACACTATTAGAAAAGGCACGAATTGAGCAAATGTGTGTGAAAGCAAATGTTGAAATTAATAANGATGGGAGTAGAACTACTACCTATAAGAAACAAGATTTTTTATATCCTATTCANTTNATTTTAGAGAAGGCTTTGGATAAAGAAGGAAAGAGATTATTCAGCCACACAGACCCNCAACACTTTGATATAATTAGNAAATTACCTGCAAATTTGGCTTCATTTATATCTTATCAAATGAGCATTGATGTAATGGGTAACCTAAAGGATACTAATGAGTGAAAAATTAGAAATAGATGTTATTGTTAATGGTCGGACAGCTAAAGTTGAACTCGATAAGATAGACCAAGCTACTAAAAACATAGGCGACACCACAACTAAGACTGGTGGAATTATAAGCAATGTTGGTAGTGTTATGGGTCGAGTTTGGAGTACGGTTGGCACTTCAGTTATCGCTGTTGGTGTTGCTATTGTTGGATTAGTAGCAAAAGCTAATGAACTAAGCAAAGCTACATTTGGAATGAGCGATGCAATGAAAAATTACATCACAGAAACTTCAAATGCAACTGGTACAACACAAGAACTTATTGCGGGATTTGTACAAACAGGAAGGTCAGCTGGACTATCTACTTCACAAATTAAAGAGATGATTGATACTGCTATTGCACTTGGTAGAGCTATGCCACACGAGTCAATGGAAACATTAGTTGATGGATTAACTAAGCTAACTAAGACTGGAGAGGCTGAAGGTGTTATGATGGACATCTTAGAGCGGAAGTTTGGAAAAGTTGATTTAAGTGCTATAAGTTTGGCTGATAAACTAAGTGCTGTTAAAGAAGTAACCAATGGAGTGAATGCTGAGTTTCAAAAGACCACAGGCTCAAAGATAGATACAATACTAACAAAGACTTCAAATGCTGTTACAACTCTTGGAACTGCTCTTGGAAATATTCTTAATAAGTGGGGTTGGCTTGATACTGTAAGTGATGGATTAGACTCAATACTAAGAAAGTTTAAAAAGATTAACGAATACTCTTTAGCAGATGTAACGGCTGAACTTAAAAAACAACAAGGGATACTTGCTGATTTAGAGAAAAGCGGGAAAAAGGTGTATCAATCCAAAGGGCAACACGATGCGAGTATCAGGCTAACAGGGCAAAAGATTGCACAACTAAATACTCAAATAAATGTTTTAGAAAACCTAAACAAAACAGAAGCAAAACAATTAAAAAAAGATAATGAAATCACTCAAACAAAGATTATTAATTTAAATAAAGTAGCTAATGCACAAAAGAATGCTGGGAAACAAAAACCAGATACAGAAGACACAGGACCAACTAAAGAACAGCTACGAGAAGCTCAAATTAGAATGGATGACAGAAGAGCAAAGAGTGAAGAAACTAAAGAGCAATATGACAAAGAGATAAAAGACCAAGAAGCTTATTTCACGACAGGTTTGTCAAAGTATGCAGAATATTTTGAGGCAAAAGGGGATACTGCAAATGCTTGGGCTGTTAAAGAGTTTCAACTAAGAAGGGAGCTTGAAGCTGAGAACC